CTGATGTGGTGATCAGTAAATAATAAATCCAATTTTATTAGGCAGTTGTAATACCGGCAACACCATTTGCAAGTAAGTTTGCTACATTAGCGTCAATAAGTCTTTCTGCTTGATCTTTAAAATCAGCATATCCTCGGATACCTTCAAAAGCAGTACCTGGATCTACTGGTACTACTTTCCAGTACCAAGCAAGTTCGTATTCAGTACCGTAGTTTATATCAGTTTGTTCTACGGGCTTACGTACAACAGAGCGAAGTTCTGTTACAATTTGATCGGATGTTACACCCACGATTATTACAGTCAATTATTTCAAAGTTATTTATATAAGCCACTACCCAGAATTGAACTGAGCTCTGATGTTTACAAAACACCTGCATCACCACAATGCTTTAGTGGCAAACATTCTGAACTATTGAAGAATGCTTTCGAGAATCTTCTTCTCGTTATCGTATGGTTTCTTTTCACCGGTTAGATACCCGATATGATGTTGAATATCGGGTATCAACCATGTATCTATACGAGCACAGTAAGGCAAGTTTTCAGGATAAGCAAAACAGTTTACAACCACTACAGCAAAAAACTTTGTGATATAACTAAATGCTACCTCAATCATTGTACTTACATTCTAAAATATATTCTACGGTATTTGCTACATCATTCATAGCATCCCGTAAGAAAGGTCTTTGACCTGACTCTTGTACATTATCTACTCCTTCTTCGGATAGGGTCCATCTCCACTGACCCATAGAACCGCTGTACCAGAGATTGATTTTCATTGTAGAAGATCTGAAGGACGTTGAACTTGAGTGCTCAAGAAATCTTGAACAGACTTCCAATCATGGTCAAACAATTCCAAACCCTTGTCGGTCAGGATATGATTATGCATCTGCTCAAAGATCTTAGGCGGCATCGTGACCACCTGAGCACCATTATACCATGAACGAACCGCACGTTGCACACTACGGATAGATGCTGCTAGCACCTGTGTAGGGCAACCGTGAATGCGATACAGTTCTGCGATAGAACGTACCACTTCCAGACCAGCAACAGACTGGTCATCAAGACGACCAACAAAAGGTGAAACGTACTTAGCACCTGCTCGTGCTGCTAGAACTGCCTGTGCGGCAGAGAAGATCAAAGTCACATTGACGTTGATACCTTCTTGGAATAGTGTGCGGCAGGCAACAAGACCATCCTTGGTCATCGGTACCTTGATTGTAGCACATTGACCAAAGGTTTGGTACAACCGACGACCTTCATTGATCATTTCAGCACCAGTGCCGACAACTTCCATACTGATGTCGGTGACGCCGATGTCTTTGATTTCCTGATATACATCGTCTACATTTCTACCTGCCTTCATCATCAAAGTGGGATTTGTTGTTACGCCATCAATGAGACCAGTGTCCCAGTGCTTTTTGATGACTGCTGTATCTGCTGTGTCTAGAAAAATTCTCATATTTTTGTTTGTAGTGTACAGGCACGGCAGGGGTCGAACCTGCAATCGACTGCTTAGAAGGCAGTTGCATTATCCATTATGCTACGTGCCCTTGGTATGGTGGGTTCCTATCGCCGCCAGTTCTGAACCCACCAAAGGGAACTGCCGCAGTCTTCTGTCGAAGACCTAATAATTATAACAGATCAACCAGCAGGCGTCAAGCGATGAACGTATTGATTTGAATAGTGTGTTCTAGCACCATGAATGCCCCACCCAAGCCAGGTGTATGCACCATTCATATAGAAACCAATTGGTTTTCCTGGTGTCTTGAACTTCCATTCAGCACTTTTCCACTCACGCTCTGTGACCAAGTAAGACAACTGGGTCTGTAGTGTGGATGGATTGCCACCGATTGATCTGGCGTGGTTGCCTAGACCTCGATAACGACCAAGTGTTGTCCACTGAATTAGACCATATCCACCGCTGTGGCAATGATGATATGGAACTCTTGCACCACCCTCGCAGATGTTTGGGACAAACATTGACTCTTGTTTGATGTTCCCCATCAAAGTAGCGAGGGCATACTTGTCTGTAATCCCGTAGTCCTGAAAGAACTCCAGAACAATCTTTTCGTTGGGCGTGCAAGCGGGACAGGTATACTTCGTCGTTGCTTTCTTTTTTACTTCTTCAGTTGTTGGTTGAATTTGTTCAATTGCCGGTTTAGTATTCTCCTCAACCATATCATCCAAAATACTATCAAGCGTTTTGGCGAAGATGGGGCTAAAGCAATACGCAACCAACAACGGTGTTGTGGTAAGAAATTTTAGCATAGAAAAATGTGTTAGTCTCAAGTGTCTCACACAGTCTCTCATTATACTCTAAGGAAAAGGATACGTCAAGCCTAAATACGATTGTCTAAACATACATAGCTATGAAAAAACTACTATTGGTTTTTTCTTCGTTATTTATTGCTATTCCCGCTTCTGCTGATATCACTTCGACCATCACAGATAGTGTACAATTGACCGTGCAAGGTGCAGCAGTTCAGACTGATAGAATTGGGGCGTCATATTCAGTTTCCGGCAATAACATCAGTGCTACCTCATTTGGTGGTACTGCTGGAGCAGGAAGTTATGATATCAATACTGCTGGTCAGGCATTCTCTTTTACCGAAAGTTTCAACGCTGCTGACGCTACAACAACTACTTCGCAAACCGTCGCTTCTGGACAAATTGCGTCTCCACATTTGTTTGGTAACTCTACCACACAACTCGCTGGCGATGCAGGTAATCTAGCAGGCACACTAAGTGCTACCAGTGTTCCTACAGTAACAGCAGGTGGTGCTGGTTCTACTGCAGTAGGACAACGCACTATCGAATTGTCTGTATTCCAGTGAAATACCTAGTCCTACTATTGGTGGGACTAGCATCTCCAGCGTATGCTGTCCCTGTCGTTCCAAACTTCACCTCCGGTACGATGACCAGTCATACCGAAACCACGACGACGTTGAATGAAACTATACATCAAATTGATTATCAAACAGGATGGAGTTACACAGCAACGGGAACAAACATCAATGTCCCCGATTCACCAAGCGTAAACACACCATATACAATCAGCGTTCAAGGGGCACCGTTCCAGTTTTCGGAAACGTACACTGGACCAGGAATGATCAAAGAAACAACGGTATCAAGACAAACCACGGTTTTCTCCGTAACAGATTCAACTTCAGTCTTTACCCAATAATTGCTTCGCTCCTGTTTGCTACACCAACATATGCTGAGACACCAGTCACAGCAATCGCGAACCCACAAGCAACTAGTTCTGGTTCTGTCACGAACCAAGCGGTGCAGGTTCTACAGGGTCCTTATGTAACCAACTCCTATGGTGGTGGTGTTACATGCCAAGGACCCACTTTTAATCTTACCCCATTTGTTACTGGAACCAGAAGCGGTCAGTCGCCATATGAACCGTACGCTGATCTAGATAACGATATCACTACACCGTACGAAAGAACAGGTCAGAAAGATAACTGGGCAAACAATTTTGGTATCTCCGCCACATTATCATTCCCACTAGATGGTGGACTGCAAGAAAGATGTAAAGCGGCAGCAGAAAATTGGGCTGCTAGACAACAAGCAGAAGCAGACAAAGCACGTCTAGACTTTGAACTCGTGCGTTTGATGAGATGTGGTGAAGCAATGAAGGCAGGTGTTCATTTCCACCCAGATAGTCCTTATGCTAGCGTTTGTTCCGACGTTGTTGTAGTTGTTCCCACTCCTCCGCCTGTCGTCGTTTCTCCGCCGCCGCCTCCGAAACCAAAGCCTTCCGAGTCTTCTTATCAAGCTCCATCGAGAACATAAGTTGTTCCTCGTAGGGAGTTAGATCCCTATTCAATAGTTTTTTACCACGTACTATTGCCTGTTTTACAATAGGTTTGAATAGTTTTACCAACTGCTCTACCAATGCTTTACCCACCAATGCAGCAGCAACGGACGCTGTAGCAGTGGTACCTGCTAGAATTACTGTTTCTTTGGGTGGTACAGGAATATCACCAACCACAGGCAATTCAATTACAGGAGTCTCTGCTTTCGGTTCTTCCTGGGGTATTTCTGGTTTAGGTATAGGCAGTTCCCTAGCATCTAAAGGTGGCGTCTCTGCCTGAGGTTTCTCTTGTTGCTGTGGTTTTTCCTCTTCCTCAATCATCTCCTCCCATTCTTCCTGAGTAGGAGCATCAATAGGTTCATATGAAGGAACCTCCCCACCAGGCACATGGATAACTGGAGGACGTAATGTCCTAGTTACCGGTTGTGTCGCTGGTAGCAAGGGAGGTTCTATATTCCGTATTACAGGAACTTCAATCGACCTTACTGTTGGTATCCGAATTCTTGGTACTTCCATTCTTTTCTTCTTCCTTCTTCTTCGCAGTCTGTACGCCGAAGGTAGCTAGAGTACCTGTGAATACGGATGCGATGAAGGTAGGGTCAATTTGTTTTTGGGGAACACCTGGGATTGAAACGTAGTTCAATGTAAGAATTGCACCAGACCAGGCAAGAATGATAACACGAACAAGAGTTGCTACTCCTTCGTCGTGCCATTCATACTTTTCTTCTTTCTTCTTTACGGGTTTCTGTTCTGTCATGGACAATAGATATTCCTATGGTTGGTACCATGATAAGTAGGAACCCTATAATCCCCGTACCAGCAGTGCTGGTCAATATCAATTCAACTGCGTGTCGGATTGTGTGCATGTTTGAATAAAATATGACGCATCCAATACTACCAATGGTTTCTTACCATTCTTCTTTATGAAAACGATGGGTTCGTAATCGCCTGAATTGGCGGATGCCTGTTCATAAGCATCCCATATATTTAGTTTCTCGACGTTCTTACACTCAATAGAATAGGGAAACTTTTGTCTCGCATCCCTAGCCATAATAAGGTCTTCACCACCAGCACCCATAGACCTGCTCTCGATGTCCTCGGGGTGAATATTTCTATGTTCTATTAGTTGGTCTCTCACCCATTTTTGGAGAACGCGCCCCTTGTTTTTAGCGGACTGTGGCTTCATAATAAATTCATAGTCGCTATTATTTATGGGGTCGCCCGAATTTTGATTGCGATTATAGCACGTTTTGGTGC